CAAGCAAACGCCGACATTTCTAATGGTGCCTTCTCACCATACTTGCGACGATAGCTAGCGGGCAGTCGGACGGTGACGGTCTGGCGCTCATAGGCGTTTACTGGATTAACCCAAGTTACTACGGCAGACGTTTTGATACTTGCCCAACTTGGCCTTGAGTAACGGAAGTCGCCATTCTCAACGTCTGCTGGTACAAACTGCCTAACTGGAGTCTTTGGCATATCTCCTGATAGATTCACCACCCCGTTCAGGTAATAGGTGAAGCCTTGGAAGATAGACCGATAGCCTTCGATCACTTTATTGGCATCTTGGCGATCGGCTAAGTAGACGTTGCTCGTGAACCGCCGCTCAAGTCCACCCTTCCCGTTAGATATCTTCTGATTGCAGTATTGTGACAGCGTATAGTAATGCCACTTGTTTAGGTCTGACGGTAAAATCCATTCGCCCAGCCCCTCGTCGGCATTGGTCAGCAGATCCCAGAGCTGCCAAGGCGGATCGCACGTAGCGAACTCTGATATCTTAAAGAGTCCGTTCCAGACGCCAGCATAGTTAAGCCCTCTGTCGATGGGGTCAACTGTGGCGTTCGACGGGATAAGCATGTCGTTCACCCCGTACATTTCGTACGAGATCTTGGGAATCTGCTCAAACTGACCACGCTCAAGTCGCATTCCCATTACTGCGGTGTGCGGGTAGTTGTATTTATCCTCAATACCCTCGGTGTAAGAAACCCAGTTGATCGTCTGAACCGTATTCGCGTTAGTGCTATTGGGGGTGACTCGCGCAATCTCTATCTGGAATGTATTGACAGTTCCCTGTCTGTTCTTCACCGGGTAAGTTCGCTCAAAATTGGTCTGACTCGGGTATCTACCCCTCATCACTACCGTTTCTCTGAGCTTCCAGGCGTTAAGCCCTGACTTGGTGCGAACGGTGAAATCGACCCTACTGCCGCGAACATCCCCGTCCGACTCAACCTTTTGAAGGGTGATACCAAAAGTGATTCGGATAAAGTCAAGGTTTGGATTGACGATTGTTCTGCGAACGAATGCACCAACACCGTGCGCCACAACAGCTCCGACGGCTGTATCGGACTGGGTGCCTCTTGAATAGCCATTAAGAAGCGGCTGACCGGCTCTCCCTGACCTGAACTTAAATTTAACTTCCTTGAAATTTCTTGAGCCATCAGCGGCGGCAAGTGGGGTGTCGTCGAAATAGATCGATCTGGCCGGAACCACCTTGTCCACTAGCCCTTCGATTCTGCCAGAAGAGAGGGCAGAAACAAATTCAGCGTAAGCACTAGAAGTTCCTGTAACCTCCTCAGTAGTTGGTGGTCCAGCAGGTTTCTTTCCAAATCCCTCGGGCGCTTTTCTGGCTTTATTCGTCGTCATCGTCATCCCCGTCAACGGTGGGATAGTTTCTCATAGAGCCAGTGATAATGTAATGCCCGATCCTGTGGCGACCATAAAGCCGGGGCATTCGTCCGCCTTCGGTAATAGTTTGTTGCGGCTGGTTCCAGATCAGTGACTTTCGCCCATTTTCCTCATCTTTTAGTGGTTCGTCAACCTTGCCGAACACTAAGCTCATCAAGCCTTTGACAACCAGCAAGCCTCCCATCAGGCCGAAGGTTGCTGGTGCTACACCGAGCAGTCCCACCCCTGTTAGGGCAAGGCCAATTAGTGCGACACCGAGTAGAATCTGCCCAATACCACCACCCTCCCCGCTAGGAACAGGAACGATTCTGATAGAGCAAACTTTTGCTGATATGGGCGATCGCAGAAAATCTTCACCAATGTCCCGATTGCCCACCCTCACTGTGAAGTCGATTCCCCGTGCAATCAGGTTTCTAAGATAAGCCCTGAAGTGCGGGAAGTTGGCATGGAGCGCTTGAACCGCCTCTGCCACAGAACTGACATCAAGCTTGATTTCGCTAATAAACTCTTCGGCAAGTTCACCCTCTAGATAGACCGTAATCAAACCGCACCTCCCAAACTCTTATGTCGAAACACCAGTAGCGTTCTCCGCTGCCAACAGCCTTCGTAGGGCACATCCTCACTAAGGCGATCGCCCCCAGGATGGTGCAGCAGTCTCATAGGGTTTAGATTCCACATTATTCCAACATGCTGGCCTCTTTCAGGCTGGTCTAGCGACATCAGGGGAACGTCGTAAAGCTTGAAGCCAGACTCTTTCACCGATTCTGTCACATTCACAAAACCTGCCTTTTCTAGGACGGCCTGAAACGTCTTCGCTCCATCCATCTGCTCAGGATTGACTCTTGCAAAGTCTTTTAGCGGAATACCAAGAATCCCCGCGTAGATGGCACGCAAGAAACCACCACAATCAGAGCGGCCATAGTCAAATCGCCAGTCCAGGTAGTGGGCAAGGTTGGTCTTGTCGAACGTAATTCCAAGCGGGTAGGGGTGAATCCCTTTGGGGTCGAAATAGTCCCAAGAGTCAAATCCAGTATGGTAAAGGATGTAGGGAATCTTGAAGAACCTGCTGTTTTCCACGTCACCCGGACTGAGATACCCACTATGATCGTCTGACCAGTGCAGGTGGAAGATCGCCTTAATCCTTCCCTTAAAAGACTCCCACTCCTCCAAGTCAAGCTTAAAATGCTCTGTTGGCGATCGCGAAACGTTGCGAAGCTGCAAAACCTCCTGATTCTTTAGCACTACCCCACAGACTTCGATGTTAGGATTGGCGATCGCGATCGCTTCTATTTGCTCCTTTACCTTTGGCGATAACTTCATTAGCCAATCCCTCCAAAGGCTCCAATGCCAGGAAATCCTCCAAAGGGCAGGATGGCAGTATTCCCAAAGTATGATGCACATTGAGCCGCCGTTCCACCACAATCGAACTTGTTAGGGTCAGTGGTCACTCTATTGTTGATGTCCCTCATCACCGCACCTGCGTACCCGCACCTTGGTCCCCTGAATTTCCACGAACAATCGCGAGAAACAATCCGACGAGTCAGTGTGACCTCTTCCAGCTCCCACGGATTACTCAGCTTGAACGTCACCGACTCAGCGCTAATCTCTGGTATCTGCTCAATTCGGTGAACATGCACCGCGAACTGGCGAATTGGATCACCCGCAAACTCTTGACCATCCAAAAAACGCCTCTGAGTGAGGCGGCGGATTACTCGACTTCCTTCTAGTACATAGTCTGGAGTCCTTTCGCAAGACGTAATCCAGCTACTAATCAATCGTCCAACATTGGACACCTTGACAGTGGGCATTGGGTTCGCGCCTTGACTGGTCACGTTGTAGCCCTCGGACTCGCAACCTAGAGGCGAGTAGGTGATACCCTCAAACGCGACACCCGTAAAATTGCAGAAGTACACTGAGCGATCGGGTCGAAGGCGATCGAATGCGGTTAGCTGAAATAGTTCAATGGGAGCTTCGTTGTCGAGAGAGTAGATGTCTCTTATCACGAATTTGTCGAAAGAGGTCAGACTTATCTTAGCAAATTCTGGGCACTCTCTAAGGCCGGAACACCTGCATCAAGCTCAGGCTCACCGTGTACAGGTCATCCCCACCCGGTTCTCCGTTCAGTACCTTTGAATACTTGGTGCATCTAAATAGTTTGACGGGCACGTTAAGCAGGTGGAACGGCCTCCCTCTGCGATCGCGAATAAAGCTCTCGATTGGCTCGATGCTTTGAGTGATGCACTGGATTGATTGGGTGTCTGCACTTCTGTTGATTTTGAATCGGTTCTCGGTATAGGAAACGCCCTTACCGATTTGCTGCGAGATAACAGAAGGCTGAGTCTCGGTGGTGGATGACCAGCGATACGTGAAACCGAAGATTGGATAGGGGGGTGGCATAGTTGTGTCCTAGAAGTCGAGTCCACTGAGTCCATCGGGGATGGCTTCACCAGTAGTGAAGGTGCCGCTGAATTCCCAGACCTCATCGGCAAGTTGAGTGAAACTCCAAGGAATGCACTTGTAAAGTCTTACGGCTACACTCGGCTTTGGTTGCCACTGGAAGATTTGAACGCCATTCCAGGCTTTCATCAGTCCCTCTAGTGCAGTCTTTTGTGCGGTATCTAGGATGGCCGTCACTTCTAGGCTCTCTCTCCACATGACGCCTGACTCGACTCCGATCACGGCATCTTGAGTGTACCCATCTCCGAGGTTGACCGTTGATTCCTGGACTTCAGCGTTGAAGTTGTAGTTCCATTGAACCGCAAGATCCAAGATGGGGATGTCAGGGTTTGCTGGTGATCGAAAACGGTTATTGTACTTGAGCGCAAGCGATAGGGCTTCGATAATCTCAAAATGCCAGAAGCCGAAATATTCCCGATAGGTTACGCCGCCAGAGACAAAGGTGGGCTGGCCTGCTGCGAATGAACCCAGCATGTTACCGCTTGCGACATACTGTGACTTGATATATTCAAATGATTTCAGGATGACCCGGCGAGTAATGGCCGGACTGCCGCCTGCGAGGTTGGCGTAGATTGCCGCCTTCATCACCAAGGCCGCAACGTGAGGCTCATTGTAATTTACTTGGGCGTCAATGAATTCAGGGAAGTCGGTAATGGGTTGAATAGAATTTCTTGAGGTGTAGAAGTTATCCAAGAACGTGATGAATTTCATCGTGGTCGTTCTGGCTAGAGTGTCCGTGGGTAGCTGAAACCAAGCGCTCGCGATCGCCTTGAGCGCTCTGAAGCTATATGGTGCCCACTGCGAGTTTGGGTCAGGAGCCTCCCAACCAAACTGGTTTAGTCCGTTCAGATCGTAATCAGCCGAATCCCAATAAGCCCAAGAATAGGCTGGCGCGAAGGGACCATCTTTACCTTGAAAATGCTGTAGTCTATAGGCGATTTGTGCGTCAGCAATGAAAGTAACAGCCTGATTTGCCCTGTCTTCAAGGCCGAGCGATCGCCAAAAAGCTGGGTCTTGATATCCCGTCATGGGGATGCCTCGCCAAGCATCAACCGCTCCATTGATCACGTTAACCGTGAACGGCACGACGCCGGGGTTGTAATTTAGCCTGTCTAGCCTACTTCCGATTGGTCTAAAATCTCCGCACCAAAAGGTATGGTCTGTCGCTACCTTAGAAACTAAGGACGCCTTGAAGGTGCGAGAAGGCATCGGCAGTCGGTCAGGATCTCCATCCCTCGTTACCCACCTCAGATCCAGGACTGAAGTTTCGCTTGACGTGCTGACAAACTCAATATTTTTAATACCTCCAACAGCCGGGGTGAGCGGGTTGGGTTCCGATCGGTTTTCAAATGCGTTATTGGGACTCCAAGTAAAGTCCGACCACTCCAGCTTACGCATCCTCCAAACGCCTCTCTCAGGTACAGGCGCATCCCATAGCCCATCGTTTGAGGCTCGAATCCGCATAATGACATCTGGACCACTCAACCTATAGCGAATGAATGGCGGCTGTGTTGGGATAGTCTGAAGCAATACCAGCCCTGCTCCAGCGAAAGTGTTATCAGCTCTCAACGTGAGACTGTAATGTAATCTTGTATTCTCAACTTCGACTGTTGCTGTCGCGATCGCACCTGCGCCCGAATAGACGTAAACAGGGTTGTCGCCGCTGCGTGGATGCCATACAGTCGTCGGACTGTCCCATCTCACAAAAGAGTCTGCCGCAAACGTCTGGCTAACTATGGCGTTAGGGGTGTCAACCTTCAGATAGGCTTTATATAACTGAGAGAAATCAAACGCATTCGAGGACGTGCTGACAACGATTTCTAGGATTGTTGCTACACTGACTCCGCACTCGACATAGACGGTGGTGGCCGCATTAAACTCTGCCTGCACCGCAAAGTTCTGAACCTCAACACTCGGGAAAGTTCCAGGACTGGCAGGAACGGTTAGCCGCAAGAACTGGGCAAAGATGCCGCTGACCACCCGAAACGATACGATGGTGCCCGCGTTGTTGACCTTGACGATCTGAGATCCTGGATAGCTGAATGGGTCAGAGTTTGTGCCCTTCTTGTACCAGTAGGCGATATTGTCCACAACTGCGTTTGCGATCGCATTATTTCTAGCTGCATCTTTTGCCGTAGCCCAGATAGTAGGAGTACCAGGCGGATTCTCAGGTTGAATCTCACTCAGCAGCCTGTACGCATCGTAAATCCAGGGCTGAGTGTCCCACGCCACGTTGTATTCGGTGGTGTCAAGTCGTCGCCAGCCGGGGAAGGCTTCAAACATTTGGTTTTCACCAACTAAGTCTGTGGTGTACGCCATGTACACCAGCCTTGCGCTGCCTGTAAAATTAGTCTTCAGCTTGATAGTTCCAACCGTTTCATTGGTCGGGGTTGGTACAGCCAAGAGCATTGTGGGGTAGAGTCGATACCGCACCCCG